GCAAGAAATCCTGGAAAATCAGAGTCTTGGTACAAATCTTTTGAGCGTAACTTAAGAAAACAAAGGACCATAGATTTTATTGAGTTTGAGTTTGATAAAAAAATAACAGATAATGATGTAGCTGATGCTTGTGGCATTGGTTATTGGGCTATAAACAACTGGAATAAATCAATAGGAGAGGACAAGTAATGCCAGAGTTAAATGCAAACATACCACCAATAAATTGTTATGTACGAGGAAACTATTTACGTAATCATCAAGATAGCCATGATAAATATTTTGAATGTGTAGTCTTTGGTGTTTCAAGTTTAAAATCTAGAAGCCCACTATTTCATATTATGATGCCAGACGGTGGTCTTTGGTGGAGACTTCCAATTTCTGCTTTCTGTACAGAGCCAGGTGTTCCTGAAGTAGACCTGCATAATTTAGTTTTATGGAATTCTTTTAGTCATCACATTGCTGTAACAAGGTTTGAAAATTTAACAAACCTTAGAATGTCTTACATAGATAGAACAAAAACAATGAATAAAGGAACCTATTTGTTTACTCTAGACTGGCATAATCCAGATACAAATGTTTTAGATGACGGATATTCTGAAAGTCCTGCAGATCATAAATGTGGTCACGTCATACAAAGAGATGATGGAAACTTTGCTATTCAGCCTAACAATAGGGTTCGTATATATGAGCCATCCTTTACTCTTGAAAAAGATTATTTAATTGATAGAATAATTAATGAAAGAAAGTATGATGTTGAAAATCAAGATAAATGGATCATGGAAAACTCTGATAGGTTTAACTATGATATTAGTGAAAAAGAAGTTGACAAATAATACTATGGCTGGTAAACTATATACAAGTGAGGTTTGGCTACGCAAACGGTATTTAATGGACAAAAAAAGTCCAGAAGATATTGCCAAGGAGTGTGGTGCAAGCGTAGAGACTATATATGTTTATCTTGCTAAATTTGGATTAAGGAAATCAAAACGATGAAAGCAAAACCAGTGTTTAAAGATTCAGCTCAATTTAAGTACGATGACCTATACTTGTATGCATTAGGTGCACCTTCTGGGCATGCAATTCTAAACACTTGTACCAATATGGCACAAATGCTAATTCAAAAAAATATTGCTTATGGAGATTCAGCTCTTGATCCAGTGAGAATTTTTAGCAAGGCTGATCCAGTTGAGCAACTTAGAGTTAGAATTGATGACAAATTAAGTAGACTCATGAAAGGTACTGACTATATTGGTGATAATGATATAGATGATCTAATTGGATATTTAGTTTTGTTAAAAATAGCAAAGGAAAAAAATGTCAACTGAAGAAGATTTAGTCAAACATCTTGACCAGGTAAACACAGTTGTTTCTGAATATTTAAAAGGCAATGATCCAACAGTTATATCAAAAGAATTAGATATTCCAAGGGTAAGGGTTGTAAGCCTTATTAATGAGTGGAAAGTTATGGCATCAGATAATGCTGCCATTCGTGCTCGTGCTAAAGAAGCACTTGTAGGTGCAGATACTCACTACACTAAACTTATCTCTAAGTCATATGAGGTTATTGATGAAGCATCTATGACAAATAATCTTGGCGCAAAGACTGCTGCAATTAAACTTGTTATGGATATTGAGTCTAAGCGTATTGATATGTTACAAAAAGCTGGACTTCTTGAGAATAAAGAGCTTGCAGAAGAGATGGTTGAGATTGAGCGCAGACAAGAAGTATTGGTAGGTATTTTAAGAGATATTGCTTCAACCCACCCAGAAGTTCGTGACATAATTATGCAACGCTTGTCAGCAATTGCAAAAGAAGGAGAAGTGATTACAGTTGTCCACGATGTTCAATGAGTTTCTTGAAGTACTTAAAGAGAATCATTTTGTAGAAAAACCTGTTGACGCAAAGACATTTGTTGAGTCTCCAGACTATCTAGGACAGCCACAACTATCTAAAATTCAATACGAAATTGTAGAAGCAATGAGCCAGATTTATCGTAAAGAAGATCTTGAAGATCTATATGGCTCTATTGAAGGCGCAAAGTATTACGATAAATATACAAAGAACGAGATTATCCTGCAACTTGGCAAGGGATCTGGAAAAGACTTTGTATCAACAGTAGCCTGTGCATATACAGTATATAAACTACTATGTTTAAAAGATCCAGCAGTCTACTATGGAAAGCCTGCAGGAGATGCTATTGATATCATTAACGTAGCTATTAATGCTCAACAGGCTAAGAATGTTTTCTTTAAAGGGTTTAAGTCTAAGATTGAACGCTCCCCTTGGTTTGCTGGAAAGTATAATGCTAAAGCAGACTCAATTGATTTTGACAAGTCTGTAACTGTTTATTCTGGACACTCAGAGCGTGAATCACACGAAGGTTTGAACTTGTTTATGGCAGTGCTTGATGAAATTTCTGGTTTTGCATCAGAGGTTGGTACTGGAAATGAGCAGGGTAAGACTGCTGAAAATATCTATAAAGCATTTCGTGGTACTGTAGATTCTCGTTTCCCTGACCTTGGTAAGGTAGTTTTACTTTCATTCCCACGATATCAAGGTGACTTTATTTCTCAAAAATACGAATCAGTTATTGCTGAAAAAGAAACTATTGAAAAAAGACACACCTTCATAATGAATGAAGAATTGCCCCACGATGATCCAGGAAATCAATTTGAGATATCTTGGGATGAAGATACAATTATTTCTTACAAGATACCGAAGGTCTTAGCATTTAAAAGACCAACTTGGGACGTAAACCCTACACGTCATATTGATGATTTTAAGATAGCTTTCTACACAGACCTTGCAGATGCTATGATGCGTTTTGCGTGTATGCCTACCTATGCTTCTGATGCATTTTTTAAAGATAGAGCTAAACTAGAAAATGTTATGACACTTAGAAATCCATTAGATAACTTTAGAAGGTTTGATGAATCATTTAAACCAGACCCAGATAAAATTTATTACATTCATGCAGACCTTGCACAAAAGCACGATAAGTGTGCCGTAGCAATTGCTCACGTAGATCGTTGGGTAAGTATTCAAGTAATCAAAGATTATGAACAAGTAGCTCCAATTGTAGTAGTAGATGCAGTTGCATGGTGGGAGCCTAGAGCAGAAGGACCAGTAAATCTATCTGAAGTAAAGCAATGGATTATTAATCTACGTAGACAAGGTTTTAATATTGGCATTGTGTCTTTTGACCGTTGGCAATCGTTTGATATTCAAAATGAATTAAAGGCAGTAGGAATAAGAACTGATACTGTTTCTGTTGCTAAAAAACATTATGAAGATCTTGCAATGATGATTTATGAAGAGCGTGTTGCAATTCCTATGATTCCATTACTGTTAGAAGAAATGTCAGAATTAAAAATAATGAAGGGTAATCGTGTTGATCACCCTAGAAAAAAATCTAAAGATTTAGCAGATGCCGTAAGCGGTGCTGTTTTTGGTGCTATCTCTCATACACCAAAGGATAATAATCTTGAGATTGATATACATACCTGGTCTTCCTCTACACGACTTGCAGAGAGACAGAAGGCTATGGTAGAATTAGATAACAAGGAAATGCCTGAAGATGTCAGAGATTTTCTTGATAGATTAAACATAATATAAACTAAACAAGGAGAAAGATGAATTCATTTAAGAAGATCGCACTTGTTACGGCTGCAGCAGTAGCAAGCACATTCTTTGTTGCAGTTCCACAGGCTCAAGCGTCAGTAACTAACGGATATGTACTATCCGATTCGTTGGCTGCAGGTGCTCGTGGAGTAACAGTATTAGCAGATACAACAAAGGCAGAGGCTGGAGTTAATGCAGTTATTGCTTTAACAACTAGCGAGTCTTTGGCTGCTACAGCAGCAGACAATCTCTCACTAGAGATTTCTGGTCCTGCAACATTTACTGATTACACAGCAGCAGGATCAAACCCTCCAGGGGTAACACTTACCAATCTAGGTAAGACATTTACATTTACGGCTACAACCTCAACAGCGGTTACATTGCCAACAAATGTTAAGTTAACTGTTAACGGCTCAGGCACAGTTACAGT